AAAGCCTTACCTACACCAGCTAAAGTACCTAAGGTAGTACCTACTATAACAGCCTGTGCTGCCGCCGTAGCTTTATCATAGCCAGTACCTCTGCCCATTACATACTCAACTAAACCTTCTGTAAGGGCTATTTTACTTAAACTACTAACACTAGCTAAACCTAGGCTACCAGCAGTAATATAACCTGTAGAAGCTAATACAATACCTTGCATAGCTGTCTTAACGGTAGAACTATAACCATACTTGTTTCTATAGTCTTCATCACGAATAGCACTATCAGCTTTTATGTAATCCAATTTTGTCTGCTCATCTGTAGTATCTACACCTATAAAATCTAGAGCATCTAAAGTAACCTGAACTATACCTGTGCCTATTTGAGTACCCACATCTTTAATGGGTTGATATACATGCTCCTGAACAGCACCAGATATTGAAGTACCTGCTCCATATCTAGAGGCATCAGCTAAATCTAGAGGTGTAGCTCCTTGGTCCCTAAGTGTATTTAGGGCATCTCCATGAGATAACCCTTTGTCCTCTCTAAGATAACGTACAAAACCTTGTAAAGACTTAGATGTATACTTCTTATTAGTTAATATATCTAGACCACTTACAGGCTCCAATACCTCAGTTTTAAAAGGTTCTACTTGAGGTCGTTGTGCACGTAACTCAGTAGCTTTCTCCTGTACAGATATATCCTGTGTAGGAGCAGTAGTAAGTGTGTCTAAAGGGTCAGCTAATCTTTCTGTAAAAGTCTTAGGTTCTGAGGGAGTACTTAGAGGTACAATAGGGGCTGTAACTTCTTCTAGTCCTGCAAAAGGGTCAACTATAGTAGCAGGCTCTTCTAAAGCAGTAGGAGCTGTTAACTCCTCCAAGCCTTCAAATGGATTACTCATATGGGTTCCTTTTAGTTATTACGTTAGTGCCATCTTTCATCTGTACCCCAAAAGTACCATCTTCCATTCTAAATACTTTAGCTATGTTAGCTCTATCTACTGTATCTAATACTGTTAGTTCTGTATCTCCTACTTTAACCTTAGGAGCTTTAGGTTCTGCTACTATAGCACTAGGTATATCTTTTTCTTCATTTATAGCTGTATAAGCGGCACCCATATTACCTAAATCATCAATGTTAGAGTGTTGTCTCATTGTAACTACTTCTTGGAATGTAGCTAATGTACTCCTAAGAATATCTGGGTCAGCCATATCTCCACCTGTTAGTGTATTCATAAAGAAGTCACGTTCAGCATCCGTTACAGTAGCACCAGATATAGATTTAACATATTGCTGTATTAACATACCTAACTTAGTATTTATAGGGAATGTATTTTTAATACGTTCAATAGTTTCATCATCCCATACTGTGCCCTGCTCATCAAAACTAAAGAATTTAGAACCCCATGTTTGTAGGTTCTCTATAGGACCTCTCATAAGCTCTGCTTCTTTTTTAAGAGCGTCAGGTTTCATACTAGCTAAATCTTTATTAATGTCTACAGCCAACTTAAGTACTTGCTTAGTATCCCTAACTAAAGCAGTTACCTTTTTAAAACCATCTGATTTCCTAACTTTAGACTCTGTCTCTCTACGTAGAGCACTTTGTAGGTCTACGTCTTCTTTATTATCTTTATAGTTAGTCCATGCTATAGTGTTCTCTACAATAGCATCCTCTTCTTTTTGTTCTTTGACACCCCCTACACCTTGAACACCTGCTAATCTTATATCCTCTAGTCCTTCATTGTAGGCTTCTGTATACTCAGGTGTACCTTCAATTAAACCTTTAGCATTTAAACTCTCTCTTAAGATACGCTGTTTCTCTTCTGGTCCTGTAGGTCTTCTAGTTATACCACCTTCTGTTAATTTAGCTCTGATACCTGCAAGTATTTGGTCATTTTTTATTTGGTCAGATGGTCTAGCATCAAAGTGACCTGTGATAGAGGCAATATCTTCTACACCAACTAGTTGTCCATCACTATTAACTACTAATTGTCCTGCTTCTATAAGAGCATTAGCTATACCTACATTGTCTGCACGTACACGCTCATCTGCTTCTTGTTGTTCAGCCATAGCATCTGGACCTATCTTTACAGGAGGTCTAGCCTTGCCTGTCTCTTTATCTATAACATATAGATTATCACTACTATAACCTTTAGTAGCTATGTATTTAAGGGCTTTTTCTGTGTCTTCTGTAGTAGCTGACCTTAACTTCTTGCCCCTCATTATAGGACTCTCATTTACAGACTCTAGTACTATATCTAGTTCTACAGGATTACCAGAGTCAAACATATTAGATACATTAGTACGCATAGTTGAACGTTGGCTATCCATATTTAACCTAGTTTGAGAGTCTAACTTGTTCTGTAGGTCTTGCATCTTCAAGTCATTTATATCAGCTTTCTGTTGATTTAATCGCATACTCTGTTGGAACTTCTGCTTCTGCGACTTTAGATTTTCTTGCCTAGTCTGCCTAGTTTGTCCTGCTTCAAATCCTTCTGCGAAGGCTCCTAAATTCACGGGCATGTTAATTACCTCCTGTTGGTATCTGTAGTGCTTGGGACTTAGGTCCATTTCCATTAGAGCCTCCTAAGGCTCCACCTAATACTGACTGCATGTCTCCACCTGATTGAGCTAGGGAAGGGTCCATCTGTCCATTACTAACCATCTGTCCTGTCTCAGCTAGTACCTGTGATATATCAGCCGCATTCTTAGTACCTACTTCGCTTACCTGCATACTGGCTATCTTGTAATAACCAGCTGGGTTAGTCTGTAGTACTGCCTGACCTAGAGGACCATTTAAGAATGTCTCGAACAGAAGTTGATTTTGTTCAGCCGCATTATTGTATGGTACTGCTTCTACCTTTACATCTACATCCATAAATCTAATGTCTGTATCAGGGTCATTAAGAGGTACCATGAGGATATTACCCTCTTCATCCTCCATAGGTTCTCCTGTATCTGGGTCTATTTCTTCATCATATACAGGTTGTTCTATAGATTGTCCGTTCGGGTCTACTTGTCCTGTAGGCATCATTAAAGGTTGATTAAGAGCTAAATACCTATCTCCATTAGTCTTATCACTAACTCTAAGTATCTGAGAGCTAGTGTAGTACTGCTGTACAAAATGCACTATATCTGTACCTACCATTTTATACATAAATCTAACTTTGTCAACTATAGTACTAAGTTGAGACTTGCTAGAGTTCTGCTGTAAGTTTACCTTTCTACCACTATCACTAGCAAAGGTAGAACCTAGAAAACTATCGTTTACACCTAATACTTTTTGTATACGCATAAGAGCATTATCTATAATAGCATACTGAGCTATTACGTCCCTACTAAGGTCTTCGATTTGAATACCTGCTAAGTCCTCTACTACAACTACATTATTAACTCTATTGAACTGCGTAGTAAAATCGTCTACACTCTCCACGGCTCCTTTTTCCACAAAGGCTTTCTTTGTATTAATTAGTAACTGTATTTGTATTAGAGCTTGATTAATAGCTTTCTGAGTCTCTACTATCTCTCTAAAAGGTCCGTAATGTTCTGCTTTGTCACTATTACTCATTACCACAACTCTATAGGGAGACTGCACATTATCATAAGGTACTTGTTTCTTCTCTAGTATAATATCATCATGCCAGAGTACCGACCAAGTCTTATCGCCATCTCTCATTATAGTATGTACAACTAGATAGTTCTCCCATTCCTCAAATTTACCTACTAATCTAGCACCATATCTATTTTCAAACTCTGTAGCTCTATCTTCTGTACCATAAGTACTATAAGACTCAGCCCTTTTCTTCTTTATGTTCCCCCATTTACGAGTGAACTCTTCATCAGATACCCATTTCCATCTATGCCAAGACATAGCATCTGATTTATCTTCTTTAAATGCCATAGGGTCTATACGCATTTGCCAAGCAGGTACATGCTCGATATTAACCTTTTTAAGTGCTCTACCGTAAGGGTCTTTAAGTCCTGTATCTACTACATCATAGTACACACACATTTTACCTGTTAATAACCCATCTAAAGTTATCTTCATAGCCTCTGTATCAAAGTCGTTATCCTCTAAAACATAACTAACTACATCATCTAATAATAGAGCTGAGGCAGGATTAGACATATACCTAGGAGATACCCTAACTTCATTAACTACAGAATTAAAGTAACCACCTATAGCATTAGAGAACGTCTTGATAACATTAAAAGTTTCTACGGGCTGACCTCTACTAGTAAGTACATCTATCTCTGCTTGAGTGTATTGTCTATTATGATACATATCCACAATTTCTTGAGCCTCTAAATCTGAGTCTTTATATATGTCTCTAGAAATAGCGTAGCTATCTTGTAAATTTATTATTGTTGGTTTCATATTATAACCTTAAAAGATTCTAGGTAAACTAGAAGTGTTCATGGCTGTACCTGCAACAGGGTTAGGGGAGAAGCTACCTACTGTTTGACTACCTAAATTGGTTCTACCACCAAAACCACCTCCAGTTGCAAAACCTGCTAACTTTAATCCACCACTAGCTAAGTCGCCATAAAACTGAGATTGCCCACCAAAAGCACCACTTGTTAACTGACCGCCCTGCACGATTTGACTAGTTCTTCCTGCCATAGCACCACTTACTATACCT